TGAGGTCATATCACAACGAGCACATTTCTGCTGGCGGTGCCGACACCGACTACTTTTTAGGGACTCGACTCAAAAGTTGGGGATTGGGTAGTTTGAAGCCGAAAGGCGCTAAATCCAAGAACGGTTCCAAGGATTTCATCGATGGAAAACTTGCCGGATACCAGTATAGAGTCACATATGTAAATAGCCGTGGACAAGAAAGTGAAATGTCCGAACCCAGCGACATGTGTATTTTTGAGTGCGCCGATGGTAAGAAGCGATTCGTTCAAATACAGTTGCCTGTTGGCGATGATTCCACTGTCGCAAGAAGACTGTATCGAACACATGATCAATTAGATGATTTCGGAAACTCGATTGGAGCACAGGTTGGTAGAAATTTCTACTTCGTGCGAGAAATCAAAGACAATGAAACAACCATGTTTGAGGACGGTTTGCCCGATGCAAGCTTAGGTTTCATGGTTGATGATTTCGAATTCGGGAAATATCCGATGCAAGCTAAGTTCATTGCATCGTTCAAGAACTGTGTATTCCTAACTGGCGGTCCTGATAATTTATTGCGATTCAGTGCGAGCGGAATGCCTGAGGTGTTCCCCAAAAGGAATGTCATTGACTTGGGTGACTCGGATGCTGGAAAGATCACCGGGATGTATGCGAGCACAAACTCCTTGGTTGTGTTCAAAGAATACGGAACCTACTTGGTAAAATCGAACCCGGACGGGTCTTTCACCTATCAAACAATATCTCGTGATATCGGGTGCATTGCACCAAACTCGATCAAGGATGTGCCATTCACCGGCCTCGTGTTCTTGTCTCACAATGGTATCTTTGCTCTTAAAGGGTTTCTCGAAGACTCGAACTCACCAACATCTATTATTGATCTGAGCACACCAATTAAAGAAACAATGGATCGAGTGTGTGTGAGTTCCTCATTTGGTTCTGTTGGATGCCTGAATCGACAAGACAAGGAGTACTGGCTTTGCGTTCCTACAATTGGAGAAAAAAATAATTTATTGTTGGTATGGCATTATGAGGTTGGCGCTTGGAGCCTGAGAAACAACTATCCAATCGGTTGTGCAATAGAAACGAGAGGCCCATCATCAGATGTTATTTTTGGTAGTTCTGATGGTGAGGTTCCAGGTATTTTTGTTTATGGACATTACTTTAGACATAAAAATAAAGAAGGATCTACTGCTGGTAATTCAGACGGCCCAGTAGATAAATTTATTACACGAAAGTCTTTTTTGGATAATCCCGTCTATGAAACTGTACCAATAAAACTAAATGGAACATATGGGTCTGCCAGGATTGCTTACGTTAATCTTTATGCTGTTGCATACGGAGATATTCCTGTAAAGCTCAACTTTAAGATAAATAGAAATCAGGAGCTTGCGTTAGAGTCTGATAAATCGATGATTCAGCAGCATATCGACTCTGAAGAAAAGCTAGATGTCTACGGCAAATCATCTTTTGGTAGTGATAGGTTTGGATATCATAGACCGATAGTTATTCGTTTTGATATTTCCCACATAAATAAAACGTTGGTAACTGAATTTGCTGTTCGGGTAACTCAAGATGCATCGGAAGATTTGAGCAGGATTATGCTTGTTGGGTACTCTGTTGATGCCAAGCTCGGAGAGCAAAGAAACATAAGAGCTTTAACCGATGTTTTAGGATCAGATAGGAGATAGCATGGGGTATAGATTTCCTAAAATACGGCCCAGCAATGGCGAAATAGTTGAGCCTGATGATTTAAATGAAAACTTCAAACAATTTACAGACGAGTTGAATGGTAATTTATCAAGGGAAAACTTGAAAATTAATGATTCGAGTCAAAAACTTAAACCACATCAGTTCAAAAATGAAACTTTCTGCGAGGTTTTTGAATCTAGTATTTTCGCCACTGGTGATTGGGCCAGCGGAAAGGCCGCTTTGATTCCATCAAGGAATACTACCGGGTACACGTCTGTTGGTACAGAAGGCAAGGAAATGCCCTCTGTTGAATTTGTAGCCGAGCGTGATGGTTGGGTAATCATTGATTTCAACGCATCCCATATGTGGAAAGGAACGGGACTATTAAGCTTAAGTGAGGCAGAAAGAAAGCTGCTCATTAAAAGACACTGGCCAGTGCAACATTACGATCGTTTAGCCATGCACAACAGCAGCTTACCAGTTGGTGGATGGATTGGCCTTACTTGCCGTGATGGCGAATCAAGAGGTCTCGAAGCATCGAAAATAATCACGCATATGGATTCTGGTGATGATGTATCGCTCTTCAATAGGGATTTCCCTCAGGGTAAATATATCTTGCAACCAGTTGATAGGTTTGGAATCAAATATCGAGTCACTTTGAACGGTGCGGAAATATGTGAAACTGGTTGGCAATATAACGGAAAGGACCGCAATGGTTGCTATACCTGCGGCGTGATTCCCGTTCGAGCAGGTCGTAACGTTATCAAGAGTGAAGTCGCCGTAGCGAACGTAGAAAACTTATGGGGAACATCTCAAGGTGTTCGAGCCGAAACCGGAGAGGTATCTAAAAAAGGCGGGTACTTCCCCAAATCGTTTGTATCTTCTGAGGATACTCTATCCGTGCTGCCAGAGTTAAAACAGGAAACTTTTACTGTTGATGATGCTACAGCGGAATACTTCAATCTGGACATGCAAAACAGTGGCGAGACAACTTACACAATTATTTTAGGTATAGAGTGTTGGATTGGTGCTGCAAATTTAGTTGTTCAGTATAGGAAGGGATAATGCCTTATTTAAAAATTCCAGAGTTTAAACATAATGAAGTTATTTCACATTCTGACTTTAATGAAGCAACTTCAAAAATTCAATCAGTTTGCAGTAAGCTTGATGGATTTAATTTTAAAGACGAAGCATTCGGTGAGTTCGAAGTACCCGATGAAACGTCTTTGACGGTTAAGGGGTCTGGAGGAGATGCCCGACATCCGTTTATATCGAAGGCTTATTGGCAAATGTTGCACGGTGACGATTCAATCTCAATTCCGAATCCTTTTACTTACCCATCAACTTCGCCTATAACTCTAGCTGAGCGATATAATTATCCATTTTCAACTAGAATATTCGTCAAAAATATGGAAAGAGGAGAAAAGTTAATTATTAGGGCGAGTTTGCGATTAGGTGTTCCCGATATGGGGGCAAGAACTTATTACAACGGCAAGCCATGCACTATTCAACTTGCGCTTTGTAAGTATTTAGGAGATCCTGACGATGTCGCAGACACTAACACCATCAATGCCGATATTATCAGGCAAACGGAACAACGTTTTCGGTTTGCTTTTACTGATAAAATGCCGAGCGCCTCTTCTTTGTCTAAGACGGCGTTAGAGGGTGAAACTTACACAAGCGACGGTGATGAATACGATATGTCGGATCATCATCGCGCTAGAGACTCATTTTACGGTGGCGAAGATGCAGAAATTGACTACGGTTACGGGTCAGTAGATGGATGGTGGTACAGGGACAACAGGGGTGGTGAAAGGCTAGATCCCGGTGACACATACGATGATCATCACCCGACTACCGCTGGTACAATGAACTTTCCGGCCCAGTTCAACTACACTGCATGCCACTTGTATGAGCACGATGTCTCAGACAAAATCGATGTAAGTTTTTTCTTGCTCGCTTACATTTCTGGCATGGATCCTGGCATGCCTGCAGATACTGGGGCTGGAGGTAAAGCAGGTTGTTTGACACCAATCAGGCTACCTGTAGATTTCATGGACTACACAATCACTGCTTACCCGGTACGTAGATAATGCCTTTAGATCCAAGTTTTAGTGATACCGTCGGTTTAGGTGACAAAATCACGCCGGACTCGTTCAACGACAGATTTGACCTGTTAGAAAACTTCGTAAATGGTGGAATATCTGTTGAAGATATTCAATACGCTACAGAATCATCGACAATTGATGCTGGCGTTACTCCCGCTGTTGATCCGAGAACGAACGCTCTTGAATCAAGACATATTTTACGACCAGAGTATTACATCAGTGCTAACCCGAGAGTGGATGCGGTTTCGTCTTCTACGTACTACAGAAACGTTGCTGATGGAAAAATGAATCGTCATGTGAGACACGAAACATCCGGTCAAATATTGGCTGAATTTTTGAAAACGGATGATGTTCACGATCTGCCAGCGAGCGCTTGGCAACCTATTGATGGGATGTCTGCGAATATTTACGTGAAGGGAACAGAAAACGTTAATGCTTTTGTGTGTGGATCAATGTACGCCCATGCTTCAGGCTCTACGGATTTTTATGGCATGAGCTTGGCTGATCAAGCTCAAAACTATGGCCGTGGCCCGGAAGAAGGGCACAGGCTATCAGAATCACAATGGAAAGCTTGGTACAGATCAAAAGCTGGTAAAGCAACTATTGGTATCTTCAAGCTTTACGTTGATCGACCAGATAGCGATACCATAGAGGATTTTCAACATACTGAGAGAAGGCTTTTTGGTAGAGGTCAGATGAGTTACAGGAGCAAGAGGTCACAAATCTCTTTTGCAACCAGAGTTACGCTGTCTCCAGGCATGAATAAAGTTTCTTATAGATGTGTTTACAGGCTTCCAGCTATCGACTCAAGACTTCAGCAACACCTTTATATTGATGCCAGAAATTTCTTCGTAGATGTTCACTATAAATGATACGATTGAATCGAAGGATTTTAAGTCATGAGTGATAAAGCTGTAGCGATAGGATCGGGTGCTTTTAGCGGCGCAGCAACAGGAGCCTCTGCAGGTGCCGCTTTTGGCCCATTGGGTGCAGCAATCGGTGGTGTTGCCGGCGGTATTGCTGGTGCCATTTTTGGAGGCGCACAGGCCGATCAAGAAGAAAAAGCATTGCGTCAGCAGAGAAGGCTTGCTCGACAACAAAGACGCAGGGAAAAGAATCTCAGAGCCAAGCAAAGAAGCGTTGAAAGGCGATCATTAGCCCAACAAAAGGCCGCTTCTGCTCGATCAGCAAAAGACGATTCAACAATACCTGCTCCTCGGGTTTCATCAACCGAAATGACGCTTCAATCCTCAATGGCCGTTGGAACTGGTAGCCCGTATGACACATACATTGTTCAAACGTATGGTCAGCCTCAAAGTACTACAGGATAGGATTAGTCATGCCAAAGCAAGACCCCACTCAGACATCGCTCAGAGACTCTACCGCCGATGATCAACTTTTGTTTGACTCTATGGCTAAAACCGCCGCCGAAGAGGAAGACGACTATTACAACCGCATGAAGAATCTCGACTCTATTTTTGGCACAGGATTAGATCTGTTTGGCCAGCAAATGGACTACCAAGCCTTTGCTATGGAAGCAAATAGACGGGCTGCAGCCGCTAGAGATCGAAAGAAGCGTGGTGAAGAAATCATTGCAAAAGCCGGTGAAGGCGCGGAAGAGCGCATCGAGGCCGCACGGGGAGCAAAGATGGCTGCAGCGCAATCTACGCTTCAACGCGCAGCAGATAAGGCGGCAATGGATACTACAGGGACTGCAGCGATTGAGTTAGCTCAAAGGGCGCCAGACACCATCAAGGCTGCTGGTGATGCTGGTGTAGAAGAAACTCGTGAAATGGAAAGGGCGCTCCGCGAGCAAGAGCTTGGATTGCAAGAAACGTATGCAGCAAAACAAGAAGAACTAGCGGCTAAAACAGCCAAAGACGCACGCAGACTTCAACGAATCAAGGAAGGCGTGTTTAGTGTTGGCAAGCTTGCCGCGAGCTTCGCGCCGAAAGACTTCGAAAGAGCCCAAGCCGATAAGGCACGTCGTGGACAAAAGAAGTTCCAAAAACAGGGTCAAAAAGCCATTGATCTTTCTTACGAGGCTGCACAGGCAACAGCAGCGGGAGACGACGCGCTTGCGACACGTTTAGAGGGACGAAGAGATCGTGCCATGAAGCGTGCTGAAAGGGGATTCGAAAAAAGAGAAACAGCGCTCGATAAGTTGCGAAAGTCTCAAGCAGAAAAGCTTGCCAAGCAAAGAGCGCTGTACGGCGGTACGATGGCATCAAGCTTTCAATTA